CAAAGACAGCTAAAGATCCTAATTCTAGAATAAATAAGTCCTTGCGTAAATGGAATTGTTAGGGTATAATGTCAAAGCAAAATAGAAATTATAGAAAAGAATATGATAATTACCATTCTACTGAAAAACAGAAAAAAAGACGTGCTAGCCGTAATGCGGCTAACAAACTAAAAGGTAGAAAAGGTATGGATGTTGATCATAAGGATGGAAATCCTTTAAACAACAACTCTAGTAATCTGGTTGTAAAATCTAAAACTGCAAATAGATCATTTAAACGTACAAAAAAGGCAACAAAAGCATGAAGAAATTATTAGTAGTATTAATGTTATTAACGTTAGCATCACCAGCTTTAGCTGATTCAACAAATGATGATAATGACCAAACAAATACTTCGGGAAGTAATACCCAAATTACAGGTGGATATGAGGCTACTACAACAAATAACAATGATGGTCAAACTAATACAACTACTTCTACCAATTCAACTACTAATTCTACAACAGGTTCTGATATACCTGTAGGATCAGCAAATGCCCCTTCATACTCGGCTATGAGTCAAGATGTATGTTCAATGGGAGTAAGTGGTTCTATAACTACATTAGGTTTAGGAATATCAGGTGGCAAACATATTAGGGATTTAAACTGCGAACGTATAAAATTATCTAAGGTACTTTTTGATTACGGAATGAAAGTTGCAGCTGTGAGTATACTATGTCAAGATGAGCGTGTATTTGAAGCTATGCTTATGGCAGGAACTCCTTGCCCGTTTGAAGGTAAGATTGGAAAAGAAGCCATAGCACAGTGGAATAAATATGATGTAGAAAGACCAGATTATAAGTCTTATGTATCTAAATTAGAAACTCGTTCTCAAATAGACCAAGAATTGGAAGTTATAGAGCAACATAAAAGAGATCAAGATATTATAAAAGAAGAAGAAGCTAAAAGATTAAAAGATAAAGAAGACAAAAGTTTAAAAGAAGCTTTAATTAAAAAAGATTTCTCACCTACAGAAAATGTAGTTATAAAGATACATAAATGAAAAGTATCTTTTTAGCTATTATTATAACTGCATCTCTTTGCTGGTTTTTAATGTGGCAATTGGATAAATCAATGAAAGCTTTTATCAATGTTCCATCTAGTACTTTTATTATTTCTGATCAGTAGCTCCGTTTACGGAGTTGAGATCAATACAGGAAATTTATTAAATAACTCTGGATTTACTGGGGGCACTTCATCATGGACAAACCATGGCGCTACTCAGCAACACCATCCCAACTACGGCAATGAATGTGGAAAACCTACTTCTCCTAGTGCTATTTGTGGAATAACTAAAGGTTCTCTAGCAGGTGTAGATAATGGGGGTGTTAATCAAACCATAAAACTTACTGAAAAAACTCAGATGACACAATCTGAAATTAATAATGGTTTTACAAGCACTATGTCAAATGATATATGGTTCTGGGGAGGCACTGATTCGGTTACCATGACACAAGAACTCACGGACAGTAGTAATAATACTTCTACACAAACTAGAACTGTAACAGGTAATCACAACTACTATCAGACTTATACTGATACAGCAACTGTAGGTGTTAATACTTCAACAGACTATAATATTAAAGTAACAATAGATATAGATGATTCAAGTAATTCCAGTGGGCATGGAGGCCCTGACGTAGATAATGTAAAATTAAATATAAGTTATACATATGTCAACCCTATAGATGAGGAAACGCTGGATGTTATAGATGATATTGACCAAGACATTGTAGACATAATAGATGAGATTCCACCACCTGATGAAGAGTGGTTTGAAGATGACTATACATGGGAAGATGATTATTATATAATAGAAGACGAAGAATACACAACAGACTGGGAAGACTTTGAAGAGTATGATACAGAATTTGATATGGGCGAAGGTGAATACTTTGAAGATGATTTTTATTTTGAAGAAGAGTTGGATTTTGATGTAACAGAATTTGATTCTCCACCCCTGTTTGAAGACTTTGACATGGAAGAAATTGCGCCACCAGATGATTTTTTTGAAGAAGATTATGGTGATATGGAAATGATGGAAGAAATATTTGAGGAGGAATTTGAAGAAGAGTTTACTACTTTCTTAGAAGATTCTGGAATGGCTGAAGAATTTGCAGCATTTTTAGAAGAAGAAGGTATGACTGAACAGGAGTTTTTTGAAGAGATAGTTGAGGAGGAATTCAATGATGAATTTACTGAAGAATCTTTTGAAGAGATTGACGAACCAGTGGAAGAAATCGCAACAAACGAAGAAAGCGTATCGGAGATTGCTGAGAATGAAACAGAGGCAATGGAGCCAGAGAAAATGGGAGAACCAGCTTCAGAGAGCGAACCTGAAAAAGATGTAACACAAGATGACACAGAACCTGAAGAACAACCAGAAAATAACAAAGAAGAGGAACCCGATAGCGAAGGATCTGAGGACTCCGAAGTACAGCCAGAAGAAGATGGAGAGCAAGAAGTTGTACAACAGGAAGATCGAAAAGTGGACACTGAAAACGGGGTTGCTTCAGATGTTGCAAAGATAGATAGCAAAATTAATAAAAATTTAAAAAATGTTGCTAGACAAATTGCAAAAATAATTAAACAAAATACAAAAAATCTTACAAAAGAAGATTTATTTTTTAAAAATAATAACACACTAAACGCCTACAATAAGCTTAATTTTTATAAATCTAAAGATATCTATTCTACAGATTCAGGTTTATTTACAATTCAACCTGATCTAGGCGTTTATAACAAAGAAATATACCAAACAATTTCTTTGAATGAATATATTGAAAATGATGAAATTGAAGTTCACAAAAAGAAACTATACAACATATCTAGACAAAAAGATCAAATTATGTTAGAATTAAACATATTGAGGGGCAAATGAAAGTTATCGACAAATTATCAACTTACGCTGCACTCCTGGGAGTCATATCGGCTATCGGAGGAGGATTTTACGCATGGGGGGAGTTTAACAATAGGATTTCAGTTTTAGAAAAAAAACCAGTAGTTAATTTAAGTTCTTTAAAACAAAAAGACAAAGATTTAACGCAACAATTTGATGAAGTTTTATTATACGCTAATGAATACAAAGTAGACTTAATAGACAGAATAGCAAAAGTAGAAGAAAAAATTAAACCTGTAGATTTAACTTTAGTCTTTAAAGAAATAGCAAAAGTTAGAGAATCTATTGCTATGTTGGATATCCCTGTTGCAACAAATTTAAACCCTGTTCTACAATCAATTAAATCATTAGAAAAATTAATAACAGAAGCTGTAAAACAAGTAGCTATTGTTAGTAAAGAAAACGAATTACAAGATATGCAAATACAAGAAATTAAATTACAAAATAAAAACCCCTTAGGCGGTTAATGTTTGAATGTCATTTCTAGTAGCAAACGTACCACCAACAAAAGTCTATGTTAAAAAACAATATTTATATGACCATCAAAAGGGTCATGGAGAATTTGTAGAAGGTGTTTGGGTTAGCTGTAAATCTATCCAAGGTAGAGCGCTCTACTTTGAAACATATTTACCTAGTTATGGGGCTTTATATGATAAGCTTCCTATTAGTGCCTTTGTTACTGAACCTACTGAATTAGATCTTGAATTAGAAGAATTAGAACTATGGGACGCATTTGATTACGGTATAACTGTAATTGAGAAAGCAGCCATATCAGGTTGTAAAGTTAAATACTTAGCACCCTCACGACAATGGTATACTGGAGAATATTTATTTACAATAGACAATTGTCATCCAGATAAAAACATGATAAATACAGGTTATTCAGAAATACCTGAAGAACATAAATCATTTAATATATTATGTTTAGATAATAAACATTTTGCAGCACAACCTAATAATCGGGTGTTATTTTATGATAAATCTTTATCTCCATCTAAACTAGAGAAACCAGACTTTAAAGTATCTTCTATTGAATACAATGTAGAAACTGAGAGTAAATGGACTGCAGGAGATGATGATAAATATTTTTATGACCTACTTGAAAACAAGGACTAAATAGTATATACTGATCTTGGGTCATTAAATGTGCCCCCTCACTGACAGGAGAGACTATGGATTCTAAATTACTGCGAGAAGCTTTGGAAAAAGTTTTAAATGAAGCTATCTCAGCAAATCAAATACAAATACTGCAAGGTGTAGAAACTTATGCAGATTATAAATATATGTTAGGTATACAACATACTTTAACAGATATGAAAGACCGTATACGTACGGAACATAATAAATTAATAAGATCATTAGGAGGAGACGATGAATAAATTACCAACACCACAAGGCTATAGGCTACTTGTAAAACCTAGAGAAATAGAAGTTAAAACAGCAGGAGGTATTATTTTAGCTGATTCAACTAGAGAAGCACAGAAATACGCTGTTGTTTGTTCTCAAGTTATATCTTTAGGAGAAGATTGTTACACTGATATGGAAAAATCTAAAACTCAATGGTGTAAAAAAGGAGATTGGATTCTTACAGGAAAATACGTAGGTCTTAAATTTACGTACGAAGGTGAAGAATACTCTATTATAAATGATGATGAAGTAGTTGCAACAATACCAGACCCAACAAAAATTGCACCTAAATAAACAAGACCCCTTGTATTATATTGTAAAAACATATACTATTAGATAAATAGCGATTAACGCGGTTCGCAACCGAGGAGGATTTACATGCAAGATGTAACAAAAGACGACACTATTGAAGATATCAATGATATTGAAGTAGAACTACCTAATGAAGATGAAGTTGTAGAAGAATCTACATCTAAGTCTGAAGAGACAGTTAAAGAAGAAACTGCTCCAGAAACCCAAGAATCTGCAGAAACTGAAGAAACTGAAGAAGAAGAAGAAACTTCTCCAGATCTTGAAGCGGATGATGAACAAGAAGAAAAAACTCAAGTTAAAACTTATGGGAAAAGAGCTGAAAAAAGAATAAAACGGCTTATTAAACAAAAGAAAGAACTTGAAGAAGCATTAGCAAAATCTGATGAGGATCGAAAATCTTTGTCAAGAAATAATGATGATCTTGTAAGTCGTAATAAAGATTCCGAAGTCCAAGCTCTAGAAAGTTATGTTGACAAATTAGAAGCACAAGAATCCCA